AACGCCCATGTCGAGCCAGCTGGCCTCGTTGCAGACGCTCTCATAGGGGAACTTCACATAGCCGGGGATCTGGGAAACGTCGACCGCAGCGATCAGCGGATTCTGCTCCAGCTTGTGGATGATCTCGTTCATGGTCTGGGTCGGGATCACAGCGCCGGCAGCGTTCACGGCGGTGCGCTCTTCGGGGGTCAGTTCCTTGCCCTGCAGGTTCTTCAGGAACGCTTCACGATATTCGGGGCTGTTCACTTCGTAATTCATTTTCTTTTCCTCCATCTTAAATTCTTTAATCACGGCGTCGTTGCCCTGGGCAACCTTCTGCCGCTCTTCCTCGGCCTTGCGGGCCGCTTCCTCGCGCCGGAACAGTTCGAGCTTGATGTCGTCAATCTCGTTCGCCCGCGCTTCCAGTTCCTCCGTGGTGCCTTCGGTGTCCATGCCCAGGAGCTCGTCCCGGCGGGCCTCCAGCTGCTCCACGTTCATTTCGGTAAAGTCATTCATCATGCTTTACCTCCTTCTTCAGATTTTCCAACCGCTCGATGACCGCCCTCCGGCGTTCATCCTCGGCTTCCCTGGCACGTTCCTCTTCCAGCTGCTGCCTTGCGCTCTCCAGCGAGGCTTTGACGCTCTCCAGCGCATCGCCTTCGGAAGCCGCCTGGATGGATGTGCCCTCATACGCCGGGAAGGCCACAGCGGACACCTCGAACACCCGGTTGATACTGCGGATGTGCCGCAGCGGGCTCTCTGTGTCCAGTCCGTCCCAGCTATCTTTATCCACCGTGAACGCGAACGACATTCCGGAAATGTCCCCGCGCCGGATGGCGGAATAAAGTTCTGCCGCCCGGGGATTGTTCTCCGTGTCCAGGTTGACCCGGATCCCCATCCCTGTTTCGTTGACCGTCAGCTGCATGGTGCTGTTCTCGTTGTTGTTCCGGCTCCTCGCCAGCGGGACCATGCTGAAATCATGCCCCACCAGGAACCGGACGTCCCGCAGATCCGTGCTGTCCAGTGCGCCCGCGTCGATCGTCTCCCGGCACAGGCCGAGGTCTGTCTCCTGGTTGAATACGATCGGCTGCCCGGTGATCACGCTGCCGCGCTCTTCCGTCTTTTCCGCCCGGATCTCGAACTCCATATATCTGGTCTCTTTATTCATTGCTGTCTCCCTCCTGGGCTTCGTCACCCGACCCTACGCCCGTTTCGTCGTCCTTGTCCTTCACGTTCTTGTACTCGCCCCGGATCGGCGTGTACTGCCCTGCGCCGTCAGGCAGCGGCGCGTAGTTGAACAGCTCGCGGATCTCGTCGATCGTCAGCACGCCCCGGTCCCCCAGCTGCTGGGCCATCTGGATTTTCGTGCCGGATGACATGTACTGCAGCCGGTTGCTTGTGAAGAAGATCCTGTTCCCGTTGTTGAGCTCGCGCTCCGTGTAAACCATCCGGCTCAGCGAGTCGCTCAGTTTGATCACAAACGGCTCAATTTTTCCGTTAAAGAAGGCGTCAAGCTCGTCGCCTGTCGCCTCGTTCCTGATCACCTTTTCCGATACGCCGAAGTAGTTTTCAACCGACGTGGCGATCAGCCGCATCTGGTCCGCGTCAACCCGGTACCCTTCCTGCTTCAGCTGCTGGATGTTCTGCATCTGGTTGCCGAACAGCAGGAGGCCGCCGCCTCCGCTCTGGAAGTTGTTCTTGTCGAACCGCTCCCGCTCTTTCCGCAGATCCTCATCGAAGGCCTTGCCCGTCAGCTGCGCCATGAACCGGAATGTCGCGCCGTTCTTCACGCCCTCCGTGATCCCTTGGTTCACCATGTTGATCAGCCGCATCGTGCCGTCCAGCGCCGTGTTATTCTCGCCGAATATGTCATCCGTCAGCTGGTGTTTTGTGATCACCGCGCACCGGCTCAGCTCCATGCTCCGCATCTGGCCGTTCATGAACAGGTACTTCAGGTACGGGATCCCGTTGTGCTGCACCACCTCGCAGGCGGAGGGGAGCACCGGGAAGAACCCTGTCACCTCTCCGGTCCTGTCGAGCACCGGCACGATGAACAAATTATTTTGGACCTCGTAGATGTTGCTGCACCGCTCCAGGAACTGCGGCCAGGTGTACCACGGGTTCGGCGCGGCCTTTGTCGCCGTGTACAGCTTCTCCCGGGCCGTTCCGTCCATTTTGTACTGCAGCTTGGCAACGTGCCGGGCCGTCGTGTCCACCGCCGCCCGGACCAGCTCGCTTTCGTAGATCTGTCCGCCCCAGCTGGTAAACACCGGCGAGTATGCCGTTATTGTCTCGAACCGGCTGTCCTGCACACCGGAACCCGTGGCTTTCGGCTTCCCGAAAAGCCGGTCAATCAGTCCCATCGCTTTCACCTCTTGTTGCTCAGCTGAGCTTCCATCTCTTCGTAATAGTTATGCCGCATACAGATCGCGTCCGACAGCGCGGCCATGCCGTCGATGTGCTGCTTGGCAGACATCTTGATCAGCCGCCGCCGGTTCGTGCCCTCTTCAAATTTCAGCGCCGCGTCCAGCATGTGGACCTTCATCAGATCGTTGTCGTTGATGCACCGCAGCCGCCCGTCCTTGATCATGCCTTCCATGTCGATCAGCACGCCGGTCAGGTTGCTGCCCTGGCTGACGCTCTCCATATCAAAGCCGTCCGCCTGCATGTCCTGCACTAAGTACGCCGCGCTGTACCGATCGTATCCGACCTTCAGTGGCAGGATCTCATAATCACGTTCTAAGGTTCTGAACCACTCGTGGACGTCGTGATAGTCCACGGTGTTCTCGCCGGATACCGTCAGCAGCCCCCGCTGCGCGTAGATGCGATACGGCAGGCCGTCCCGCTGCGTTGCTTCGTCAACCTTGTTCGCCGGCATGAAGAACTGCGTCGCGAACCAGCTGACGCCGTCCTTCTCGATCACGATCACCGCCGCCGTCAGGTCCACCGCTAAGCTCAGGTCAATCCCGCCCAGTCCGTAGCTATGCCTCAGATCTTCCAGCGTCATATTGTGCCCGAAACACTTCCGGACGTCCTGGATATTCAGCCACGCCTGGCTGCTGTTCTGCTTGATGCAGCAGAACTTCGTCATGAACTCCGCCTTGTTTGCCAGGCTGTCCTCCGCCTTCGCGATCTCCTCCAGGATGTAGGAGGAGCTGACGGACACGCCCAGATTCGGCAGGCTCTTCTGGAGTTCTGACAGGTCGTTCCATTTGTCCAGGTCGTCGATCAGGTAAAGAAAAGGCAGCAGCCTCTTTTCCCGGCTGTTACCCTGTAAGAACGATGTCCCGCGCTTGAACAGTTCATCGTAAATACCATCGTTGATATAGTTGGCTGTCGTAATACTAAGGATCAGCGGCTGCTCTCTGGATCCGAGTGCGGAGGTCATCACGCTGTACTGTTTGATCCCCTGATCGCCGACCCAGGCGGCCAGCTCATCGCACACCGTCAGGTGCGGGTTAAAGCCGTCGCTCTTCTTTTCGGAAAAGGCGATCTTCTTCACGGACGTGTTCGTCGATTCGATGTAGATGTCCGTCTTCCGCTTTTTCGTGATCTTCATCAGATCAGGCTCGGCGCTCACGCTCTGCCAGTAGTCGGAAAATACGATATCCGCCTGTTCCAGCTTCGGTGCCAGGAAGAAACAGTCAGCGCCACGCTCCCCGTCGGCATAGGTCATGTACTCCGCGATCCCGGAGGCCAGGAGGCTTTTGCCGTTCTTCCGGCCCATCACCACGAAGATCTCCCGATACACCCGGACGCCCTTCTCATCCACCAACCCGAAGATGCAGCTGATCAGCGCCTTTTGCCAGGTTTCCAGCTTCACCAGCTGCGGCGCCAGCTTACCCTTCGAGTGATGGCAGAACATCTCGAAGAACCGGATCGCCTTGTTGGCCTTCTTCTGGTCGAAGAAGTAGATCTTGTTTTCAAGATCCGAAATAATCCGCTCATACAACAAGCGGATCCAGTGGCCGACTGTCACGGATCCGTCTTCGATCATCTGGTAATAACGGAGAATCCAGTTCTCCGCTGCGGGCTTAGCCATTCAGGAAATCACCCAGCTTATCCCCTGCCGGCGCTTCCCGGCCCAGCTTCTCGATAATATCCAGCATCACGCCCAGCGTCTTGTTGGCAGTGTCGTTGTATTTCGGCAGCTGACCGGCCATCGGGTTCGCTTCGATCTTTTGCTGCCCCTGGGATCCGGTCACTTCGTACACGAGCCCCCGACTGTCCAGATCTTCCTGGATCTTCCGGATCATTTCCATCTGTCCGGCGTACCGGTCAGCGGCAGAGACAAACAAAACGTTATCTTTTACGCCGTACTGGTCCGCAAGTTTCATGATCTCGTCGAAACTTAGTTTTTGTTTCGCCATCTCCGCCCCTCCTTCCGGAAAAAATGAAATCTTTTGCTAATAGAGAGAAAAAGAAAAGTTCAACCCAGCCC